TCAGCGACTGAACCGGCCGAGAAGAAGGAAGGATTAAAAAGGTGGCGCGAGAAGATGGGAGAGGCAAATGCTGCGCGGATCGTGGATGAGAGTGCTGCTAGAGGCACCGCGATGCACAAGATTCTTGAGATGTATATATTAGATAAGGGTTATTTAGATGAGACCAACGTTGGAAAACAGGCCCATAATATGGCTGTAAGGGTCATAGAGCAGGGTCTATGCAATGTTCCGACATACTACGGCACAGAATGTACTTTGTACTATCCTGGGCTGTATGCGGGGCAAACGGATCTTGTTGGGATACACAAGGGTACGGACGCTATAATAGATTTTAAACAAACGAACAAACCGAAGCGCCGAGAGTGGATCGGGGATTACTGTCTTCAATTGGCGGCCTATGCAATGGCTCATAATTTTATCTATAAAACAGAAATTACCAAAGGTGTGGTGATGATGTGTAGTAAGGACAATTACTACCAGGAATTCGTTATTGAAGGTAAGGAATTCCAAAAATATAAACACGACTTTTTAAGGAGGGTGGATGAATACTATAAACAAAGATCAAGCAATGTTGGATAAGATAGCAAATGCTTATTACAAAGCTGAAAGTAAAGAGATAAAAGAGATGTGGAAGGAAAAGTGGTATCAAGGTGTCAAAAATGTGGCAAGAAGATATCAAGAAATGTATCCAAAAATTACATATGATAGGTTAAACAAATGAGTTTAAGATTAAGAGATTTTCAACAGATACTAGATAAGTTTAGTAATGGCAACAAAGGCACAGCTATATCAGATTGTTTTATCTATATGGAAAATGATCACGGCGGTCTTAATGAGATTGGTAAAATAGAATTACAAGAAAGTAGATTAATAGGTAAGATAAACAGTTCTTCAGCTTGGCGTATAGTGTTGAAGAAGGATCCAAAGTACCTTCACTTACAATCTACCACGTATAGTAAATGATTTCCTCGGGGAACGGGGTGGAAGCGAGAGTGGAAACCCTGTAAAATTATGAAAAAAGTAGTAATACAAAGCAAAGATATATCACCAAAGCAGTGGTCAAACTTTATTTTAGAGTTAAATCTAATAAAAAAGTCTTGGAAACCCTATGCAACATTAGATTTACAAGGCCCTGGTGTAAAAAAAATAATAAAAATAGGCACAAAACCATACAAACTTTAGAATCATTCTAAAGTGTTCCGCACATAAGGGGAATTCTAGGGTAATTTTTTTTTTCAGTGATCACTTTTTATTGGTGGCACAGTGGCACAAAGTCCAAATTTGACCTATTATCGTTGGTATTATTGACTAATAGGTGTGCCAAAGGGTCGTTTTTTGGTGGCACAGTATGGCACACTTGACAGTATTGTTGAATAGTAGACGATTTTGCTCTGGCACACCCCTAAAAGTATGGTTAGTATATGCAGTGACTGCATAGGTGTTAAATAAGCATTGGTATTGGCTGTTTATTTTTATGTACTCGGCGCGCGAAGGATTTTTTGGTTTTTGTAAAAACAAATTTGCCTAAAAATTCCCCTATAGTATAAGGATTGATATGAGAAAACTTAAAAAATCAAAATACAAATCTGTTGTTATTAAAAAGAAAAGATATTATTTCTACAAAATCACGTGGTTGGATATCACGGGGGACAGCGGGCACGCTGATTTACATTCAGCATTAGGATTTATGCCATCAGAGATGATAACTCACGCATATCTTTTAAACAAAGATAAAAAGAATATTAGAACCTTTGCAAGTTATGAAGTGAATGATGAGTTATTTTCTGATAGGAATGTTTTTCCAAAAGGGTGTATAATACGTATGGAGAAAATAAATGAAAAATAAAAAATTTAGTTATGATGGTAGATCAAGACCTACCAATGATTTATATAAAGAAAATTTTAATAGGATTTTTAATCCCACATTGACAAAGAATATGCCTAATGTAAAATGGGATCAACTTCCACCAAGGAAAGGGCCAGACTCAAATGGAATACAAACCAGTTATAAACAAGTGGGCACTAGTAAAAAAGTTTCCAAGAAGATTATATAGTAAAATTATTTCTGAATTGAATCACTATCAAGGTTTGATTCTATTACTGATTCTTTTATCTCTTCTTCTGGGGTAATATTAATTAAAGTTTTGTGATCATCTAAAATTTGTTTCATTTTAGATTCTAATTCTTTCTCTGACATATTATCTAAATTTCCGGATAAGACTAACTTCTGATCCACATATAAACCACCCGCTTTACCTCTTGCAATCTCTGCGTTAATCGCAGCACTCCAGGCCCCTTTAGCTCGCGCATCTTCTCGCAGCTTTGCTAGTTCGCTAATGTGTTTTTCAAAATTAATCCCGTATTTTTCTTGTATCTCTGCTCGCAACTCACCGATATATTTAGCAACCAATGGTGCAATTTTAGGATTTCGTAGCTCGCTCGCAGCCTGACGGGGTCTAGTCTTGTATCCTGCCTCATAAGCACACTCGCTCGGGCTCTTGCGCCCCTCGTTGTATACTAGTAATTCTGCGAACTTTTGCTGTCGTTCTGTTAAGTTTTTTGGTAATCCCATAAACTTGACTTTTAGCGTAAATTACCGTATAAATCAACTGCATTAATAGTAAACCTTATGAGGGGTGGCTTACGACCTACCTTGCTTTGCAATTGGTACTGATACTGACCCCTCTTTTACTTCATCAAATCTTCTTATTTGGCAATCATCATCTAAATAACACTCATCACTCCGCTCGCCCACCCATTGTATTATTTCTTTTGCAAAGTCGTCTGCAGTAAGTTCACCATTTAAAATACGAGCCATATCTTTTAGTAAGTCTTCTTTTTTTGTATAGTTTGGTTGACAGTAAATATCATAAAAACAATCACCTATTGTGTTGTAGTGAAATTTAAAACCATTGCTCGCTCGCTCGCTTGTTCTTTCTTTTTCTATTTCTGCAATCAACCTATCGGTTTGTTCTGTCATAAGTCCCCGTCCTCTATTTCTCTTTTGGTTGTGCTTGGGTCTAATGCAAGTTCTATTTTTTCTTTTAAGTCAGCGCTATCTTGAGCAACTAAATAAAATTTGTCATCAGTATCATCTATATTAGAATCTAACCACCTTATAACCATATCAATAATTGCCTCATACTTCTGCTTGCGCTCGTACTCCATAGCCCTATTCTTACTATCTCTAAAGTCGTGTCCTTCATCTCTTTGTGTCATTAATATATCACTCCCAACTCTTTTAATATTTTTGTTTGTTCATTAGTTAATTCTGTTTCCGAATAAACTGAAATAGCGTTCTGCATCCAATCATCCCAAAAACAATTTTCTTTTAACTCATCTTTTTTAGAGATACCCCAAAACTCTTTGCAATATCCCCATTCACTTTTTTTCTTATTAAAAAGCATATAGTCTATATGCTCATAATCTCCTATTACACATTTAAACTTTACTAAATAATTTTTCATTTTTTAAAGTATCCTATTTTTTCTAAATATTCATAAGCGTCATCCATAGTTGATCTAAAATGTTCAGTTCTATATTCGCTCGGCGTGTCCTCATCCGCTTGACAACACATACCCGCTAGATGATCCGATAATGTTTTAACTTTATTTTCTAAATCTTCTATTTGTTTTATGTTTTCTAGTCCTTCGTTCATATTATCCCTTCTGCTCGCTCGCTCGCTCGCTTGTTAGTTTTTTTGATAGGGCGCTTGCGCTCGTACGCTCGCAATCTTGCGCCCCCTCCAGTTCTTTAGCAACGCGGGTTTTCTGTATCGCCCATTTATACAATATTTGATATTTCATATATTAAACATCTTGCACAAATCCCGTATTATCAAATCGCGCCTTACCTTTAGCATACAAGCCCGCGATTATGTTTTTAGGGTCTTTAAATCTTAAGTCAGTTTTATCAGCATTAAAGACTTTATGACCCATAAATTTTTTAGGTAATTTTTTATTTCTAAAAACTACCGCAACATTGCCCCCTAGTTTTAAAATTTCTTTAGCATCCGATTTATTGCTTGACCCTAATGAAAACGTTAAATGATAATTTTTAGGAAATTTGCCCGCTATAAATTTTTTCATCCTTATCGGGTTTTTTGTGTAATCATACCATTGAGCCGTTGGGTATGTTTCAATCAAACCCATATTCTCAATCTTTAAATCACTCATTCCATTAATTCTAAATGCGGGCTTAAACCCTTTAATTTTACATCTATTAATATGGCGTTTAATTTCTTTATGTAATTGCGCCATAAATGTATGACGCTCTAAAAAATACCATCTTGTTTTATTGATACGGCCTAATTGCACACTATTCATTTGACCCCGCCCCGCTGTATTTAAACAAGTTAAGGCGCAATCATCCGCAAACGGGCAAACGTTAAACCCGCTTATTTTAGCGGGCGCAAAATATAATATTGCGGTCATCACTTTTTTAGATTGACCCTTAACGGTTTTTGGGTTGTTATCTATATTTAATAATTTTTTTGATTTATATAATTTCATAACTATAAACAATCTTGACAATAACGGCCGTCAATATTGCTTCTAAAATCCCCCCTTATATATTCCCCGCAACATCTACAATTTTGAAATATATCCCCTTTACTTGAATTGTCTTTTTTGGGTCTACCTTTAAAATTATAATCTTGTAAATTACAATTATCAGCGCTAGGGCATTTGATTATTTTTTTATTTGACAAAGTCATATATTCTTATATATTCCCATATTAATTAATGTCAATACTAAAAATAAATAAATATAACAATCGAGGTATAAATGAGTAAATCGACATATCCGACTAAATATCAGTTGGAACATTTAAAAAAGCGTATCAATAATGAAATTGACCCATTAATAGAACAAGCGCAATTAAGCGTTAAATCTATAATCGCTGATTATACTGAAAGCGCTGAATTAAAACTTGCTAAAAAAATAAAAGCGGACGTTGTAATAAAAGAACTTGAGGACGCTATCGCAAACCTTGAGATCAAACAACGTAAAGCCCAAACTTTTTTTGGTAAAATTAAAGATACTGAATTAAAAGAAAATCTAAATTATAAATTTAGACAATCGGATAATGACAGTTATTACTCGCGCGATAGGTACGGTAAAGGTATTCAACCCGAGGATTGCCGAGAACAACTTAGAGAATGGGCTCAACATTTGGCGCAAAAACAAGCTGAAAGTACACCCGAGGGCAAAAAAGTTAAAGAACTTGAATTGTATAAACAAAGCGCGATCAATTCAGTTTTTGAGTGTGGCGTACCCGAGCAATTAAACATTGTATTAGAGAAGGTTTTAAACGGTGTGGGCATTGTTTGGAATAAA